TGCTATCTATAATTTCTTTAGGGGCGACGCCTACGAAAGACAAAGAACTGATGCTATTTGGATAATGTCATCCTCTGTATCTGACGGGTTTGCTTCTCGTGTATCAGGAATAGGTAGACCATTTGTTATAGACCCATTTGCAAGAGAGGTATACAACCCAACCTTGGTAAGATATGGGGGGAGCTATCAGCAAGGAACACTTGTAAATGATAGTAACAGATTCTACCCAATTAATTTTGAGGAGTACGATAGAAGCAAAGGTGACATACAAAGAATGAAACTTAGGGAGAAAGCCTTGAGGGTATTTTTTAGTCGTGGCCAAGGGGTTATCAATGTGTATGCAACTGAAATGACGAACCAAGATGGCAGCTCAAATCTTATAGGCTCTACCCAAATATTAAATCCTATTAACTACTATATGGGCAAATATGGTATTGGGAATCAATACTGTTCATTGGTATCTTCTGGAAGGGCTGATTACTATGTAGACCCTATTGCCGGTTATCATATTAGGCTTTCTCAAGATGGCGTAACTCCTTTGACTGAACTTTACAAGGGTCAGTACTTCTTTCCGTCAATAGCTAATAATTATATAGATACTGGATACATAAGAACATCTGGTGGCAATGCTAAGATTTTAGGGGTATATGATGCCTTTGAGGAGGAGTACATAAGTATATTCCAAGCAGGAACTAAGAGCCCAACAAGCCTAACACCCTATACAGTTGGTTTTAACGAGGCAAAAAACGCCTATACATCTTTTTATAGCTTTACCCCTGAGTGGGCTATATCTGCACAAAATACGCTTATAACGTGGAATAATGGGGGTCTGTATTTACACGACTCAGCTACCAAGAATAATTTTTATGGAACCCAATATAGTTCTTCTATAAGTTTTGTATTTAATAAGGACAATATAATTAAAAAGACATTTGATTATGTTACATTGGATGCCTCTGATTATTGGCTTTCAAGTACCAATGGGGATATAAATACCTCATTAGGTCAGTCTAGTAATTTAGTACAAGGAGATTATGAGATTCACGAGGGATTATATCATGCAGCCTTGTTAAGAGATTACAATAGTCTTGGTGGGGTAATCAATGGAGATTACCTTAAAGGCACGTGGTTAGAGGCAAAATTTACAAATAGTGCAACAAGTTTAGTATATTTGTCAGGGTTATATTTAGGATATTTAACATCAAACAGAAATTTATAATATATGTTACCAGCAATAGCAATGGGATTAGCCCAAGGAGCAATAGGAGGTATGCAAGCTCTTCTTGGTGCTTCAAAATTGAAAAAAGCCAAACAAACAGCTGATGCTGCTATAGCAGGTATGGAAACTAAAGAAGTTGACCCATTAGTAGCAGCAAGATACAATGCCCCAATGCCGGGAGAAACCGAGGCTGAGCAGGCTATAGGCCAAAGCGAAACAGCAGCTTTAAGTGCAGCAAAAACAAGAAAAGGCGGACTAGCATCTGTATCAGGAATTGTTGCCCAAACTAACAAGGCTAGAAGCGGATTAGCTACCCAAAAAGCACAATATAAATTAGGTGCTGAAAAGGCTTTAGTTGGGGAAAGAAATGCCGCCTTACAAAGCAGACAACAAAAACAACAATTACAAGCTAATATTGCTTTACAAGATGTTTCTGCTCAAAGGTCTATGGTTTCTCAAGGGTTAAGTGGATTAGCAGGAGGTTTAGCAAATACAGGGTATGCAATGTTTGGTATGGGTAAAAACCTATCTAAAACTAAAACGCCTGCTATTACTGCTCCAGCTTCTTATAATGAGGATACTACAGAAAATACTTGGGGTTAATAATAAATAAAAAGAACTATGCCGTTTGGAATATCTGAAAGTGCAATAAAGGGAGCGTATGGTCCATTAGATTTAAGTGGGGTATATAAGTCTATTGATGCTGTGCAAAAAAGAGCTGATGCAGAAGAAAAACAATTAAAACTTGCTCAGCAAAAAGAATATTATTCCTCATTAGCTTCTTTGACAAAAGATATTAATGGAATAAGGGGTGAGGATAATAATGATGTAATGGATGATTATAACAAATGGAGAAATATCCAACACAAAATGTTAGCTAATCCTATGTTAATGCAAAGAGACCCAGAAACATATGGTAAGTTAAATGCAGAGGCTGAGGGGTATTATGGAAGTGCTATGGCTAAGGCTAATGCAAGTAAAATTAAAAAACAAGCTTTACAAAAACTTTCTTCTCAAATTACCGCTAATCCAAAGAAATTTAAAAAAGGTTCTGCTCAATTATTTTCAGATGTTGCAAAAAAAACAACAAAAGAATTAGATGAGATGGGATTAGATGATTTAGATAATTTTGTTTATGATGGACCTGATTTTGAAAAGGTAGGAAAGGATTTTGACGAGATAAGAAAAGTACCAAAAACACTAGGTAGGGTAGATACTTATTCAGATGATAAATTAGGTTATTCAGTTTTTTCTGAACATGAGATTCCTGATGTAAATGCCTTGCAGACTAAAATAGGAAATGTAATTAGCAAGTACGACCCACAAGATTTAGAGTCAATATTTGAAAGAATAAAACCTCAATACGATGCAGTAAGAAAAGCATATGAGGATATACCTAATGAGGTTTTTGATAAATATAAAACATCGGATGGTAAGTCAGATAGATTTTCATTGCATGATTCTCCTATTGGTCAAACTAAAAAACCCTATATAAATTTTGATGCTACAACAGATGCTGGAAAATTAAATGCTTATTTGCTTGCAAGCAATATGGTTAATATTCAAAATTCAGCACCTGCAAAAGGAAAATCAAGTCAAACAGATTATGGAGGTAAAGGAGAGGTTGGTAAAAAACAAATACTACAACAAGTTGGTGCCCCATTGCAAGAAAAAATGTTATGGATAAAACAACAATACGCCTTAGCAAGACAAAAACAAGGTTATTTAGATAAAAGAGCTTTAGTTCAGTTAGATAAAGAAACACAAGCTCAAATAAGTCTTATTTTTGATTTAATAAAAGCTGAGAAAAAAATTGGTATAGGATATGGAGACCCTGTAACAGAACAGGTTGTTGATGATGTATTAGATGCAACATCTTCTGCTATTGGCAAAGCAAGGCCAAAAACAACTGAACCAAAAGGTAATAAAAAATTATATTAATTTATGCCTAATGAGCCTCAAGATAATTTAAAGACTCTTCATAGAAATCTTTTAAGAGAAGGTTATCAAATTCCTGCGGACTATAGTAAGTTTCAGATGGATATGAGAGATGACAACAAGATACAAAAACTATGGGGCAATCTTAAATCTGAATATGATTTACCAGAATTTGATAAATTCAAATCTGATATGGGTATGACTGGACCAAAAGCCCCATTAATAAAAGGTAATATAGAGGAGGCTATGCTTGGTGATACTTTTAAAAAATCTAAAGATGATTCAAAAGAAGCTATAGATAGAAGTATAGATTTATATAACAGAGCTTATAATTTAAACCCAAATAGTCCAGAATCAAAAAGTAAAAGAAAACAATATGAAGATGGATTGGCTAGTGGAGATTTTTCTGTTATAACAGGTCCTAGTGGCAGATTAAAATTAGCTAGAAAAGCAACAGCTGGTGAAGCCTTAACAAATTCATTAAAAAGTTCTAAAAAGTCTTACGATGAAAGTAAGAACCTTAAGGATATGTCTAACTATGATGCTGTAAGGTATATGGAAGACAAATTTGGGAAGGAAGAGGTTATGCCATCAATTACCGAAGGAATACTTCCAAAAATAACAGAAACATTAGGTGGATTTGGCCGATTAGCTGCTAAACAAGGTGCAGGAGCTATGGCTGTTGAAAGTGCTGCTTTATTGTTAGCCCCAGAAACAGGTGGATTATCTTTAGCTGCCTTAGCGGCTATAGGCGGAATAGCAGGGGCTGGAGATGAACTATCTACCCAAGAATACGGAGGCAATTTGATGAAGTATTATATGCAAGGTAAGGCGGAAGGATTAGCCCCAAAAGATGCAATAGAAAGAGCAAGAACACAAGCAGAAAGAGCATCTAAAGTTGGATACGCAGAGGCTGTTGGTTATGAATTTGCTGGAAAGGCAGCTGGTAGGTTGTTCCCTAAAAATGTTACAGGTGAAGGTATAAAGGCTGCGGTTGGTAAATTCTTATTACACGCTGCACCAGAGATTGCAGGGGCTGCTACTATTGCAGGTGGTTCATCATTAGCAAAAGACATATCAGCTAAGGAATTAGGATATAAGGTTTCAAATAAAGAAATGTTTGATAATGCTTGGAATGAGGCTAGCGACATAGGTAAATTTATGCTAGCTACTACCGCATTACATGGTGTTGCAAATGGTGTTACTAAAATGCCTAACTATGTAAAATCTCAATTAAAAAACTTTGTTACCTCTGTTCAAGAAGGTGTTCCAGAAAAAGTTTTAAATAACCTTAAAAATGCTGGTGTATTAAAGGCTGCTGATGTAGAAAAAACATTAGGCTCATTAAAAGATTTTAAGAAGGCTAAAAAAGATATTGAACCTTTGAATGTAGAGGATGAAACTATTCAAGGCTCATTAGCAGGTAAACAAGAAAAGAAAAATAAGCTTAAGACAGAGATTGAGGAGTTAAATAAAAATGGTGTTAAGGTTGGTGTAAAAAAGAAACAAGCTGAAATAGATAAGCTTGACAAAGAGATGGAGGCTATCCACGAAACAGGGGATGTAGATAAGCACGAGCACGATCAGGATTTTGGTATTAATGCAAGGGTAGAAGAAACTAAAGGTGGAAAAAAATTATTTATAGATGACCTAGAGGTCACATCAGAGGAGTTTGAATATGTGACAGGTAAGAAGCCTGAAGAATATCCTACTGAAACAATTGAACCAACTAAAGAAGTTAAACCAACTGAAGATGTTAATACAGAGTTAAAAGGTAAAAATCCTGAAGGTAGAAGTTATGATTCAGAAGTTTATGAAAAAAATGGAGTAAAATATACTAAATATACAGGATATAGAGAAAAAAATGGAGAAACTAGGGCTACTTCTGGTGGTGGTAGAGAAATGACATGGGATGAATTTACAAGTGAATACAAACCAAGTCAAGAACAATTGGAAATAATTGGAGATAGAAAACCTAATGTTATAATACATGAAATAAGGGAAGGAAAAGATGGCAGAAATGGCATGACTATTACATTTGATTATGGAAAAGATGAGCGTGGAATAAGTAATAGACAAAGAAATGAAATATCATTTGAAAAAGCACAGCCTGAAGAAGTTAAACCAACTGAAGAGAAAGATATTTCTTTTTCTAAAGACTATCAAGGTATAAAAACTATACAAGATATTGTAAGTGCTGATTCTAATAAAGAACTATTAAATGAGGTTGAATTTTTAAAAACTCCAGAAGGTCAAGAGTTTCTTAATGATTTAAAAGAAGATTATAAAGGTAAAGGGAAAGAATTCCCAAGTATGAGTGATAAAGAGGCTTATGAAATAGACAGAAGAGCTAAAATGGCTGATGACCTTATTGGTGCTATGGCAAAACAAGGGGTTGATTTAGATATGTTTGATGCCTTTAATATGGTTGATAAAATAGATGAGGCATATAAAAAGAAAGCAAAAAAACAAGAAAGACAAGGGTTAGAAAGACTTTCTCAAGAAATATTTGGAGAAGAACCAACCAATAAAACAGAGTCATTTTTTAATGATGCGGATGTTATGTTTCCAAATGATGATATAAGAGGTGGGTATGCTGTAACAGATAAAAGTGGTAAGCAGATTGGTAGGGTAAAAATGTCAGAAGTAGATGAGAATACAATAAAAATAGACGAAGTTGTTAGTGATAAAAAAGGGGAAAGAACTGGGAATGGTTCTGCAATAATGAAAATGGTTACAGATAATGCAGATAAAAATAATGTAAAACTTATTCTTACTCCTAATATTATAGGAGAAATGAAAGCTAAAGGATTTGAAACTCCACAAAAATTACAAAAATTTTATGAAAAATTTGGTTTTGTAAAAGATAAAGGAAAGGCTACAATGACTAGAGAGCCTAAATTAATTGAAAAAAAAGAAGTTACTCCAACTAAAAGAGTTATGCCAGTTGAATCTACTGAAGATTATACACAAAGACAAGAGCAATACAAGTTATCTCAATTGTCAGATAATGTAGAGAAGGCTCAACGTGAAATGGGTCGTGCTGATGATGTATATGAAGCTATGGCAAAATACAATGAAGCTAAAAAAGAATATCAAGATTTTAAGTCATCTATAGAAAAAAGACAAGATGATATTAGAAGAAATATTAATGTAAAAAATTTAGTTGAAGACGCTAAAGAAGATTATGAAAGTACTCGTTATGAATATAAATGGAAAGATTTATATGATAAAGACCCAAGATTAGCTGCATTAGAAAATGCAAAAGATATGCTTGAATTTATAAAATCAGATGACAATAAAAATATAGAAATAGAGCAATATGGTAAAACTGAACAAGAAGCAAAAGAGCAGATGGAATCTAGTTCAAAAATTTACGAAGAGCAAATAAAAGACTTAGAGGCAGATTTAAAAGAAAATCCAATTACAACAGAAAAGCCAAAAGGGGAAAAAACTAAGGCGACTAAAAAAACAATTCCTAAAGTAAAGTTAACTGAAGAACAAAAACAATCAAATATTGATAAAGCTACTGCCGAACAAAGAGCAGAGGCTATTAAACAAACAGAACAAGAATATGGAAGCACAACAGACAAGGGAGTACCTACAGGGGAAACCACAGGAGTTTCAAGAGATGTTTCATCAGAACCTGCATCAAAAATTGAATCCATCAAATCAGCAACCACAGAGCAGTATACGCACACAGATGCAGGATTCAGAGATGAGTCAGATGCAAGAGATGCCTATGAACAACGAGGAGACAAAGATGTCAACCAAACCTATGAAGAGTTCCTTTTCTCAAAAGCTTGCGGGGATTTTTAATCTTAAAAAGAAAAAACAGTAACTTTAACCCATGGAAAAAATAACCCTAGGTAATGCTAAAGACAAAGTAATATTGTGTGTAGATAATGGTCTCTTTTTTGAGTTCTGTTTAAAACTTGCTGATTACTTTAAGAAGGTGTATTATTACACAGAATGGAAAGACGCTTATCCCGGAATGGCTGAGGCTGTGGTAGGAACTGAGTGGAAAAATGGTAAAAGATTAAACACATTTGACGGAAAGAATATAGAACGCATAGAGAACCTTTTTGAGGTTATGGGTCAAATAGATTGTTTCTTTACCCCAGATATTTACGATGGAGACCTTTTAGAACTTTTAGAGGAGTCTGGTATTCCTTGTTTTGGATCGGGAAAAGCCGAATGTCTTGAATTGAATAGATATGAGACAGCAGTAGAAATGAAGAAGTTGGGTATGGATGTAGCACCTACTGTCAAGGTAATAGGTGTAGCTGCGTTAAGAGACCATTTAAGAAAGAACAAAGATAAGTATGTAAAGATTTCTAAATACAGAAAAACCTTTGAAACATTCCATCACATAAGCTACAAGTTGTCAGAACCTCTTCTAGACAATTTAGAGGCCACCCTAGGCCCCTTAAAATACATTTGTGAGTTTGTGGTCGTTGACTCAATTGAGGCGATTGTAGAGGAGGGAATTGATGCCTATGCGGTAGATGGCAAATTGCCTAAAAATATGTTCACAGGATGCGAGATTAAGGATGTGGCTTATGCTGGCAAAATGATTAAGGAGGAAGACCTATCTATAGGTAACAAAAAAGTTAACGAAAAGTTCGGTATTCTTTTAAAAAAATATGACCATAATGGGTTCTTTTCTACAGAGGTAAGAACTACCAAGGATGGTAAACATTACTTCATTGACCCTTGTATGAGGCTAGGATTGCCTCCAAATGCCCTTTATCAAGAGATTTACAAAAACCTAGGAGATATTGTATGGCAGGGTGCTAATGGTAATCTTGTAGAGCCTACTGCTGACAATGAGTACGGAATGGAGATACTTATCAGCTCAGGATGGCATAGTGGTAACCACCAAACAGTTTACTTCCCACCGGAGATTAGACAATGGGTTAAATTAATCAACCCTATTAAGATAGACGGAACCTACCATGTATTAAGATTGGGTGATTCATCAACAATTGGTAGCTTAGTGGCTGTAGGAAAAAGCCACGAGGAGTGTAAAAAGAAGATTGAAAAAATGGCTGAGTTAATAGAGGGGTATGATTTGAATATTAAAACAGAAGGGGCTAATGAGGCTATAGAGGCTTTTGAGACAATGATTAAAATAAGTAAACGTAAATAATATGCCACTTAAAAAATCAATGTCAGCTAAAAAGAAGGATGTTCAAAAAGCTATTAGCTCTAATATTCACGAATTAGTTCATAAAGGCACTAAACCAAGAAGTAAAAAACAAATTGTAGCTATAGCAATATCAGCTGCTAAAAAGAAAAAATAATGAAAGCCTGCCCAGATAAAAATAATGAAGACTACATAAAGCTACAAGATGCTTTTGGTAAAGGTAAAGCTCAAATTGCTTTTTTTAGAAAAGGCGATGGGTCTATTCCTTCTATTAAGGAGGCTGAAAAATTATTAGGGGTAGAGGCTCAATATGATAAAAAAAGATTTGAAGAATTTTTAAAAGAGCAACCTTATACCATACCTACATTTGCCCAAACAATAAATGAAACAGCTGCTAAGGTTGTTAAATCCTTAAAAACTAATGCCAATTCTTTTATTCAAGGTGTCTTCCCAAGATTTAATGATAAAGTATTTGTTGATGGTCAAATTGTAGCTATGAAAAAAGGTCAGGCTACAGAAGGAATGGCCTTTAAAACTATTAGTGCAATAACTCAAAAAAGAGCAGAATTAAATCAAGAAAATAGAATAAAAGACGAGGCTGCAAAATCATCTATGGATTTTTGGAATAAAGAAAAATATAATAATAAGGTTCACTTTATTATTGCGATGGAAAATCCAAAAAAGTATGACATACAAGGATTCCCGCAATATCAAAAATTTATGGATGAATATAGGGGAAGAATGGATAATGTTTATAATACCCTTAATTCTATTAAAGATGTTCCATATTTAGAAGATTATTTTCCACATTTTTGGGAAAAGCCACAAGATGTAGAAAAGTTTTTTTCAAATTCATATGGAGGTAAAAATCCATTAGAGGGTAATAAATCATTTTTAAAGCAAAGATTTTTTTCTGATATTAAAGCAGGTATAGATGCTGGATATAGATTAGTTACAGACAATCCTGAAGAAATAGTTAGATTGGCTGAAATGAATGCCCTTAAATTTAAAATGGGTAATGATTTATTTAACATTTGCAAGGAAGAAGGGTGGACTAAATATGTAAAAATAGGAGAAAAAGCACCAGAAGGGTATAGTTTAGTTAATGACCCTATGTTTAAAAGAATGGCTGCCTTTGGTAAAAAAGTATCAGAAGAAGATGTTGCTATGGCGGCAGAAGAAGGGAAGGCTATAAAACCAGAAGCAGGTCTTGCTATGGGTGCGTATTATTTACCTAATGAGGTTGCTAAGATTTTTAATAACGATTTAAGTAAGGGTCTTGCCGGTGTTCCTATAGTAAAAGATTTTCATAAGGCAATAACTAATTTTAATAACCTTAAAAATTCATTTCAGTTAGGACTTAGTGGATTCCACGGAGTTGGTACCTCTATAAATGCAGGTATAGTTTCTTGGAGTATTGGTAAGGGTAAAATATTAACAGGCAACCCAAAAAACATGGTTGAGGGTGCAAGAATGATGGCTGAAGGTTTTACTATATTACCTACCGTTATAAGAGATTATGCTAATTACAAAAAGGTTATAGGAGATTATTTAGGAGGTAGGTCTTCTGTTGAGGTAGAAAGACTTATAATGGCTAATATGAATCCCATAGCTGAAAAAAAATGGTCTATAAATGCTAATTATAATTTAAAAAAATCATTATATAAACTTAGGGGTGGGGATTTAAAATATGGATTTAATGCCGCCTTCCATTTAGCTACCTTACCTATTGAACTTGCTGCAAAGCCTATTATGGAAATTCACGTTCCTAGGGTTAAAACAATGGCTTATTTAAAGATTGTTGAAAATGAATTATCCTTAAGACCCGGTCTTACAAATGGAGAAATACAATTAGTGTGTCAAAGAGCCTCAGCATCTGTGGATGATTTATTTGGACAGGTAAACTATGATAATTTATTTTGGGATAAGATAATTAAAGATTTAGGATTTACGTCTGTTCGTTCTTTGGGATGGACAGGTGGTACTATAAGGGCTATAGGTGGTGGTATTGCGGATATACCAGAATCAATTTCAAGAACTACAAAAGGACAAGGCCCAACATTTAGAACAAACTATTTAACCGGCTTAGTTACCACTACAGGTTTATGGGGCGGAATGTTGTATTATATGTTTAATGGCAAATCACCTGATAAATTACAGGATTATTATATAATACCAACTGGTCTTAAAAATCCAGATGGAACTGAATTAAGTATTCCTCTTCCTACCTATATGAAGGATGCAGCCTCCTATACTAAGGATGTTTTAGATGCCAAATATGGAAGGACATTGTCTAAAAAAGCTTCTCCTTTTATTTCAGAAGCTGTGGAATTATTAAATAATCAAGATTTCTTTAAGCAACCTATATATGATGAGGAAGACCCATGGTATAAACAAGGTAAGGATATATTAGATTATGAGTTTAAATCATTAGCTCCTTTTGGATTTAGGAAACAACCCGGCCCAGATCAGCCATTTTTTTCAGAACAATCAATGTTGGCTAAGATTGGTTTAACAAAAGCCCCTTCAGAATTTACAAGAACTAGCCTAGAGGAGACTATAAATGAACAATTTGTAAAAGAATGGGATAAGTCAAGAAGAACAGCTGGATATGACCCTGAAAAGAGTGCGTATAAAAAGGTATTACAAGAACAAGCGGAAGAGGGTATACCATTTGGAGAAATGTCATTAGAGGATAAACAAAAAGCTGGATTGGTAGACAAACAAGGCAGAGTGATAGACCCCAAGAAGGTTAAGAATTTTATGTCTACTGCAAGGCTTACAAAGGCTCAGAGGTCATTTAAGGCATTAAGTTCTGAAGGTCAGCTAAAGGTTATAAGCAAACTTAAAAAAGAAGACCTAGATGAACTATTGACTAATAGAAGGGTTCTAAAAACAGGTCCTGCATTTGAGAAATTAAGAAGAGAGAAGCCAGAATTTTTCAAAAACAAACAACTTAAAGATGCCTATGAAATGGCTACAAAAAGAAAGTTTGTAGAAACAGAAGAAACTCCTAAGGATTAATTTGGTAGTTTAAAATAAATTACTAAATTTGTATAGCAACTCCAATAATGTAGTAGAGTATATTATTGGGCAATGCCCGCTCCTTAAAGAAGAGCAGATAAAGCCCACTAACTCTACTTGGTGGGTTTTTTATTGGATGTAGTCAAAGCAATATGGCTACTGCAACTGAAAGTTAGTTACAGACTAATGGAGGTAAAAGCATAAGGTCTAACTCTCCGATATTTTACTTTTAAATGAATGGTATAGCTTCACGACTTGCAGTAACCATTCAGCCTCACTTAACGAAGAGTTCACGCCTATTGGTTAGACGGTAAGATAATAAGTCAGTTCTCTATAGGGGGCAGGGGGCTGACTTACCATTTTACTTACCTTCTTTCTCTAGTTACAACCTTTGGTTAGGTGGATGTTTAGTGCTAATTTATACTCGCTATTTTTTGTTATATTTGTACAAAATAGTTATATGTCGTTTACAGCAAGTTTTACTGTCAGCCAAAGCGTAACAGGAACATCCTTAACAATTAATGATACCTCTAGTTATAGTTCAGAAGGGAAAGGAACATTTACTTCTAGACAATTATATTTGTACAAGGTTGATGGTACAACAGTTAAATTCCCATCTGGTAGTACAACAGATTATATAAACTTTAGCTTTGCTAGTTACCCAAGTGATTCTATTACTATCACAGGTTTTACCCAAGATTTATGTTTAAGAATTGATTTAGTATTAACGCCTGCTTCTCCTGTATCAGGAAGTACCTATTTAAAAGAGAGTATTGTAACAATGGTAGGTTTTACTAATAATCAAATCTATTCAGCTTGCCAAATACTTGCTAACAATCCTGCTAGACAGAATGATGTGGTGTTTACAAGCAATCTATTAACCTTGAATAGGGAAAAGAATATAGCTATTAATGCTGGGACATATAGTGACCAATTCTCTTCTCAGTCAGCCTTAAACAGGGCTAACAACATTATATTGACTTCTAATATTAGATTCTAATGTATACTAACGCACAAGTTACAGCGATATTGCAATATGCAAATATATCTTTGTATTTAGGTGGTCAGGAGTTGGCCCAAGAGAGGTATTACACTTGGGTAAATGAAAACTCAGAGTTAAATATGATACAGGTATTTACTGAAAGTGTTACTGCTAATCAGCCATATTATTTAGGTACAAATGCCTTTGATTTGACGGTAAATTATTTAGTTAGTTTAATAGGAAGATGGAAACAAAGGGCTATAGAGGTATCTGGTAATACACAAGGGGTAATTGCTGGTCAGCCATCAACAAATGTTTTAGTTCCATCTACTGTTTTAAGGTTAACTTATACAGCAACTGGTGGTGAGTCTACTATTACATTTAGTGGTGGTATAGGAAGAAGTTGTTATGATTTAACAAGGGGTGGTATTGATGTACAAAGCATTTTAACATACGGAACTCCAGCAGCCGGTAGTAATGATATTTTATGGGTAAGTTCTACCGGTATTGTAACATTTGGTAGGACACTATCAGCTGGGGAGTTTGTAGCAATATATCTACAATAATATGAGCCAACAAGGATTTTTTACAGGTGATGTCAAGATAAGAAATGAAAATGGGGTATTGGTTGCTAACAATGGTATTGTTACAGCCACTAGTGGTATAACATCAGGTACAACAGGTACAAGTGGTTCTAGTGGAACATCAGGGGTTGCAGGTACATCAGCTAGATATGTAGATACTATTACGGCTACTTCTGGTCAAACAAATTTTAGTTCTACCTATGGGTATAATCCTGATTTAGTTGATGTATATGTAAATGGGGTTAAATTAAATAAGAATGATTTTTCAAGACCTACTAATACAAGTATAATTTTAAATACCGGGGTAATTGCTGGAGACATTGTAGAGATATATAATTATATATCTTATTATACTGCCACATCAGGAACTACTGGTACTTCTGGAACAACTGGAACATCTGGAACATCTGGTATAAATGGGGCTTTTTATTTTTCTTTATCTACCTCATCTTTTACCCTAGGTAATGCAGGTAGTTTAATAATAAATACTAATTTATCCTATAGTCCATCTCAGTCAATAGTTATTTCTCATGACAATTCAAATTATCAGCAAAGTGAGGTTTCAAGTTATAACTCTACTACGGGGCTGTTAACATTTGGTGCACCTAATTTAGTTATTGGTGGTGGAACCTATTCAAGTTGGTCTGTTAACATTGATGGAAAAGCTGGTACATCTGGTACAACAGGTACTAGCGGAACAAGTGGTCTTACTGGAACAAGTGGAACCACGGGTATAAATGGTACGTCTGGTACAAGTGGAATTAATGGAACAAATGGTACTAGTGGAACTAGTGGAAGCACAGGGACATCAGGTTCTTCAGGAACAACTGGAACTTCAGGTACTTCTGGTGCTAATGGTTCTTCGGGTATTTCAGGTTCATCTGGAACAACAGGTACAAGTGGTACTTCTGGAACATCAGGTTCTAGCGGAATAGATGGGACAAGCGGTACAAGTGGCAGCTCTGGTTTGACTGGGAGTAATGGTACTTCAGGTTCAACAGGTACATCAGGTTCTTCTGGTTCAAGTACGGGTGGTACATCAGGTACATCAGGTATAAATGGCGCAGGCGGTGCACAAGGGTATTATGGTTCTTTTTATGATACCTCAACTCAAACAGCTGCAGTTGCTAATACGCCATATGCAATGAAATTAAATAGCTTAGATATTGCTTCAGGCGTATCTATTGTAAATAATGGGGGTAGTAATCCGACAAGAATTACAATTGCAAATAGTGGAATTTATAATATTCAATTTTCTGCACAATTTTATAGAACTAATAGTGGAACAGATTTAATTGATATTTGGTTAAGAAAAAATGGTTCAGATGTATCCCAAACAGATACGCAATTAGTAATGACAGGTGGTTCCGTTGCTTCTCAAATAGTCCCAGCTTGGAATTTTGTTGTAAATGCAACATCTGGAGATTATTATGAATTAATGTGGGCAACACCAGATACTCATATAGAAATATTAGCTCAAGTAGCACAAACAACTCCATTTGTACATCCTGCTATACCATCAGTTATTTTAACTGTTGCTCAGGTATTATATTTACAGGAATCTACATCAGGTACTACAGGTACTTCTGGAACTAGTGGTGTAAATGGTACTTCTGGTACTAGTGGTACAAGTGGAGGCACAGGTAGTAGTGGTGCATCAGGAAGTAGCGGTACATCAGGTACTTCTGGAACAACAGGAACAAGCGGTACTTCTGGAACAACTACAATGGCAATAGGTGGAACAATTACAAGTGCAACAGCAGGTTCAGTTTTATATGCAGGTGCTAGTGGTGTACTTGCTCAAAATAATGCAAACTTCTTTTGGGATAATACTAATACAAGATTGGGTATAGGAACTGCATCACCTACTGCGAGATTAAATGTTACAGGTTCTACAACTGCATCAAGTGGATTTGGCTTATCAACTGTTATAAATCCTACTTTAGTTGCTGCTGCAAATGGTGATAAACTTATTGCATTAGATGTTACAGGAACTTTTACAACAGGTAGTTTTACAGGTACATCTTCATTAATTGCAAGATTTAATGGTAATGTAATTATGGGTACTATTCCTTCCGTTATTTCATCTTTTACTTATGTACCTTTAACATTATCAAATAGTGCGTTTGCTGCTACTAAAGTTCAATTAGCTTTAGTAAATGGTGGAGGAGGTGGTGGTGCTGCAAGTGCGATTGACTTTTTTACTTATACAGATGCAGGTAATGGATTGCCGGGAGTTCGTATTATAGCAGTAGATGATGGTAACTATTCTGGTGATTATCAAATACAAACAAAAGCACAAGGTTCAGTTGGTGCTGGTGCGTTATCAACTAAGTTTGTAATAATAGGAGGTTCTGGTAATATTGGGATAGGGACAACTACAGTAGGTTCAAAATTACAAGTAAATGGAAATGCTGCCATAGGATATAGTGCGAGTACTGCTGCTCCTTCAAATGGTTTAGTAGTTAGTGGAAATATTGGAATAGGTACAACCACAATAGGTAGTCAGTTTCAAGTAAACGGAAACGCAGCAATTGGTTATTCAGCGAGTACCGCTGCTCCAACCAATGGATTGGTTGTATCAGGTAATATGGCAATAGGTACAACTACTATTACAAATGCTACAACAGATGTATTAACAATTAGTAAAAACCAAAATGATATTACAAAATTAATTATTAGTAATACTACAAGTGGTACAATATCAAATGCAAGATTAAGTTTATTATCAAGTAGTGCTGCAGGTGCTTTTGAAGTAGGTAAATTTTCAGCAGCTTCAACTGGATACAAAATTATTACCGCAAATAGTGGATTTTTATATAATCCAACTGCAGGAAATATTGCAATACTTAATGATGTTGCTGCAGGTAATATAATTTTTGCAGCAGGTGGTTCATCTACTGCTCAATTAACAATAGCTTCAACAGGTGCAATAACTGCTACTTCAACAATAACTTCAACTCAATACAATATATCAGCATTAAATACTGCTCCTGCAACTGCTACATCAACAGGGACATTAGGAGAAATTAGATTTGCAGCAGGTGCTATATATGTATGTACTGCAACAAACACTTGGGTAAGAACATTATTAATAACATTCTAATATAAAATAAAATAAAATGGCAAAAATTCAACCACTTACATTGTGGATTAACGGAGAAACAAAACAAGCAACAAATTTCACTTTAAGGTCTGTAGGAGATAATTTATCTCTAGTTCAATCAGGAGGTTATGCATCTTTTTATTATGAATTGCAATCAACTACAACTGATGAGCAAGGCAATGAAACTTACCAAAATATCATTACTGCTAACCTAGACATTTCAGGTGCTGATTATGATACTTGGAATAATGACCCTACTTCAAATGCTTGGATTTATAATTGGGCAGTTGAAAAATTGAAATTAACACTTGTTGATGGGCCAGCTAAAATGGTTGTGACAACAGCTACTACAGCATAAAATATAAAAAAAGAGAAGTAAAAACTGAGTAATGAGTAAAAATACAATATTAAGTGAAATACCTAATGTCACAGGACTTGTAAAAGGTTCAACAAGTGGGTTTTCTGCTGCCATAGCTGGCACAGATTATCAGCTACCAATAACCCTAACAACAACAGGGATTACTGGACCTGCAACCTTCTCTGGTAATACATTAAATATTCCTCAATATGGTAGTGCTGGTACTTCAGGTTCTACTGGTACCTCAGGTACATCAGGAACAAGTGGCACTAATGGCTCATCAGGGACAAGTGGAACAAATGGTTCGTCTGGCACAAGTGGTACTAATGGCTCTTCAGGCACAAGTGGTACTAATGGCTCTTCAGGAACAAGCGGTACTAATGGTTCTTCAGGAATAAGTGGCACATCAGGAACTACTGGAACATCTGGAACAAGTGGTACAAATGGTGCCTCAGGCACAAATGGAACTAGTGGCACAACAGGAACAAGCGGAACGACTGGTACAAGTGGAACCTCTGGAACAAGTGGAACCAATGGTTCATCTGGTACCTCTGGAACCTCAGGCTCCTCAGGAGTCTCTGTTTTCTATACAGGCACATCTACAACCTCTATATCAATACCAACCTCAGCAGGAATCACGGTAAATTTAACTACCCAAGCAAATCTTTCTTATACTACAGCACAGATTGTTAGAATTGTATATGATATAACTCATTATTTTGATGCTTCTATAATTTCTTATAATTCATCTATAGGAAGTTTAAGTGTTACCTCTACTGCAAATGTAGGAACAGGAACCTATGCTTCTTGGACTATAAATCTTGCTGGGGCTTCTGGTGGTAATGGAACCTCAGGTACATCAGGAACCTCAGGAGTCAATGGAACTAATGGTACTTCAGGAACTAATGGTACTAGCGGAACATCAGGTTCTAGTGGTGCAATGGGAAGTTCTGGAACAAGTGGCACAACAGGGACTTCAGGAACAACTGGTACATCTGGTACAACCGGTACAAGCGGAACCACAGGCACAAGCGGAACCACAGGAACAAGCGGAACAAGTGGTGTTAATGGAACAAACGGAACATCAGGATTAAATGGAACGAGTGGAACAACTGGAACAAGCGGAACAACAGGTACCTCAGGTACTAGCGGAAATGCAGGTACCTCAGGTACTAGCGGAGCCAATGGCTCTTCAGGAACAACAGGCACTAGTGGTTCTACTGGAACAAGTGGAATTTCTGGTTCAAGTGGAACAAGTGGTACTAGAGGTACTTCTGGAACATCTGGAATTAATGGAACTAATGGAACATCAGGTACATCAGGTGTTAATGGTGGAAACGGAAGTAACGGAACCTCTGGTACAACAGGAACTAGTGGTACTAGTGGAACAACTGGGACTAGCGGTGTAAATGGTACCTCTGGCACATCTGGAACTACAGGTACGTCTGGAACAACTGGTACCTCAGGAACCACAGGCACAAGTGGAACAAGCGGAAGTTTAGGTCAAAGAGGTGGTGTGCCATATAATTGGTCAAGTTCTATAACAAATGCAAATCCTGGTGCAGGCTTAGTAGCATATAATAGTGCTACAATAGCATCTGTAACTTCTTTATATATAAATACTGCTGATTTTTTAGGTAATACTCAAACATCATGGTATACATCATGGAGTAATTCAACAAGTACAAATAAAGGATTTTTAACTTTATATAGCAGAGATACTGGTACAATAGTTAATATATTCAATGTTACTGCTATAACTAATAACACAACTTATTATACAATTACAGTAACATATGTATCTGGTACTCTACCAACCAATGGTGCATTATTAGCTACAGGATTTACTGCAACTGGAAATATTGGTACAAGCGGTACAACAGGTACTAGCGGGACCTCAGGAACAACAGGCATAAATGGTACAAGTGGAACTACCGGTACATCTGGAGTCAATGGGACAAGTGGTACAACAGGAACATCAGGGGTCAATGGGACAAGTGGAACATCTGGAACTACAGGAACAAGTGGTACAACGGGTACTTCTGGCACTACTGGTACAAGCGGTACTAATGGTTCTTCTGGAACAAGCGGTACTAGTGGAATAAATGGTAATAGATATGCAACAACTTCTACTACATCTTTTACATTAGGTAATAGTGGAACAATAACTGTAGGAACGGGATTGTCTTATACTCCTGCACAATCTATTATTATAGCATTTGATGCTTCTAACTATCAGCAATCTGTAGTTACATCTTATAATTCAGTAACAGGTTCTTTAGTATTTGGAACACCGTCATCAACAGTTGGTTCTGGAACATATACTAGTTGGAGTGTAAATCTTGCAGGTGCAAGTGGTGGTAATGGAACAAGTGGTACAACAGGCACTTCAGGAACAAGTGGAATTAATGGTACTAGTGGTATTACTGGTACAAGCGGAACTACTGGAACTTCAGGGACTACTGGTATAAATGGTACCAACGGAACATCAGGAACAACTGGTACTAGTGGAACCACTGGTACTAGTGGAACTAGTGGCACAACAGGAACCTCTGGAACAACAGGGACTTCTGGTACAACAGGAACATCAGGAGTAAATGGAACATCTGGTATTAATGGAACATCAGGTATTAATGGAACCTCAGGAACAACTGGAGCTAGTGGAACATCTGGCGTAAATGGGACATCTGGTGTAAATGGAACAAACGGAGTAAATGGAACATCTGGTATAAATGGAACAAGCGGAGTAAATGGAACAAACGGAGTAAATGGAACATCTGGAATAAATGGTACTTCTGGGGTATCTCCTTCTATAACAGGATTAGTACCATATACTGGTGCAACTACAGATGTTGATTTAGGATTAAATAGTATTAATTTATATAATATTACTTCTAATAATGTATTAATAGTAAAAAATACTGGTTCAGTAACAGGAACAAATGGGTTTTCTAGTTTTTCAGGAAATAATACTAATGATGGATTTATTTTTGCACCAAATAATTCAACCTATCAAAAATTTATAGTACCAATAGGTACAAATTATACATATACCTTTCCAAGTGGAACAGGTACTTTAGCTTTAACTTCTCAACTAACAGCAGGAACAGTTACTTCGGTAGCGGCTTTAACTTTAGGTACAACAGGAACAGATGTTTCTTCAACAGTAGCAACAGGGACTACAACCCCTGTAATCACTTTGAACATCCCTGATGCAAGTGCTGCGGCTAGAGGATTAATTACAACAGGAACTCAAACAATAGCAGGTGCTAAGACATTTAGTTCATCTGTAACTTCTTCTAATGCTGGTGGTACTTATTTTAGTGCTATTAATAGTGCTGGTGGTTTTGCTAAATTAGAGATTTCAGCAAATGCTACATCTACTGCAACATTAAGTTTTACAAATTCATTATCAATTACAGGTGGACCAACTAGCTTTTCTAGTACTATTACAGCAGTACAAGGAAATTTCTTTCAAACTGCAACAAGTGGTTTTGCACTTACTATGAAAAATATAAATGCAACGCAACAATGGGGTCAAGTAGTTGATGTTAATGCAGTAGATGATAAATATTTTGGGTTATATGACATAACTAATTCTGCTTATAGATTTGTTGTTACAAATGGCGGGAATTGTTTAATAGGAAATACATCAGATAATGGAAGTAAATTACAAGTAACAGGAACTTCTACATTTAGTTCAAATGCAATATTTAGTTCAACTTTACAATCTAATGGTACTTTAACTGTAGGGAATCAAACTGTTGCAGGAAACTACTGTTTACAAATTACTCCATCTTCAAGTACTTATGCGACTATACAAGGAATACTAGCAGGTACAGGTTCTTCTAACATAGTTTTACAACCAAGTGCAGCTAATATATTAATAGGTACTACATCAGATAATGGAAGTAAATTACAAGTTGCAGGAGGAGGAACATTTACTTCATCGGTTCAAGCAACCACTTTAGCTTTAGGTTCAGTAGCTCCATCTACAAATGGAATATATTTAAACAATTCTACTGCAAACGCTGCAAACTATGGTTATATAAGAACTAATGCTTCATCTATAAATACAACGCAATTAATATTAGGAACCACTTATGGATATAGCACTCCTGTTGATGCTCTAACTATATTTAATGGAACAGCTACTTTTGCTTCAACAGTTACAATATCTTCTTCTACTGCTTCAACTTCTACAACAACGGGTGCTTTAGTAGTAACAGGTGGTATTGGGGCAGGTGGTTCTATTTACGCTGCATCATTCTTTGAAAGTTCCGATAAAAGAGTTAAAACTTTAATTGAAGATAACTTCCAAGCTAAAGGCATAGAAACTATTACTCCTAAACTTTATACTAAAAATGATAAAGTAGAATTAGGTTATTATGCTCAAGATGTTCAAGGTGTATTAGATAGTGCAGTAAGTGAAAGCGAAGATGGGATGTTAAGTTTATCTTATCGTGAAGTTCATACTGCTAAGATTTACGCTTTAGAAAAGAAAATAGAACAATTAGAAACACTTATTAAATCCTTAATTAAATGAGTTGGCCAGTAGCAGGTAATCAATGTGTATCTTGTAATAATTTACAAGCAGCGGTAACCGCAGGGGTATTTACTGCAAAAACAACTATTCCTGCAACTAATAAAGAGATTACTAAAACGGAAGCAGATACTTACGTTAATATTGATACTACCTATCCACCTTATGCTGCTAAAGCAACAAATCAATTAGTAGTTTCAAATGATTTAGTTTCTTCTACTACATCATCTCAAAAGATGATTTATTCAACACAATTTGGAGGAACAAATACTGGATTAATTAGGTTTTCAGCTAATGGTGGTACTTCATTTAGCACAATTAAAACAACGGCTAATATATCATCAGCAAGAATGTCGCCAAGTGGTAATCATATGATAGCTACTACCGACCAATCTTCTAATAATATTATATTTAGCACAGATGGTGGTTCAACTTGGAGTACAAATAATGCTACTGCTGGAGGAACATCTACTATAGCTGGTAGAAATTATGCTGATATTTCATATAGTGGGCAATATATGTTTGTATATACTAATAGTACTTTTTATCGTTCAACTAGCTATGGTGCTACATTTGCTTCTACAACAAGTATTTCAGGTGGAACTTTTACAGCCATGAAATGTTCAGGTAGTGGTCAATATGTGTTTTTATCAACTAGCGGTGGTACTTTGTTCCGTTCAAATGATTATGGTGCAACTTTTTCATATTCAATGACATCCCCTATTTCAAGTGTATTTAGTATTGCAGTTTCTTATTTAGGTCAATATGTTAGCTTAGCAAGTACATCTAGTACTAATGTTTATGTAAGTTCAAATGGCAATACTTCTAGTGTTACATTTACTGCAAAAAATGTTTTATCTGGCAATAATGGGTCTGTAATAGTAATGTCGCAAAATGGTCAATATTTAATTGCATTAAATTCATCATCTTATACTTCTTTTGCATATTCAACAGATTATGGAGTGAATTGGTCAACTTCAACAGTAGGTTCAGGAATTACATATACTGGGTATATTGATATAAATTCATCTGGAAATTATATGGCAATGCAAGCATATACTAATATAGCTCCATCTGATTTGTACACTTATACAAGCACAAACTTTACTACTTGGGTACAAAGAGAATTAACACCTAGTACTGTACTTATAACACAATTATCAATGCAATAAAATGGACAAAGAAATATTAACAAGCACTATTTCAGTAGAAATAGCATCAGAACCAATAAAATAAAATAATATGAAAACAATTCAACCAATTCAAAGCTGGACCAACGGACAAGTAGTAGAAGCAACTATCTCATATCTGTAAAATAATTTACTATATTTGCATAATAAAAACATACAATCATGAATCAAGAAAGCAAAAAATTGCCAATTCCTACTCTAACATCAGAGCAAGTTCAGGTATTAATCAACTATGTTAATGACCAACTACCAACTAAATATGGTACGGAAATCCTAGGTTTTATTGAAAAAATAGCTATTGAATTAGATAAGGCTTTATCTGTTCAAGAACCATCTTAGGAGTAATTGAGATTTGACATTCAAATTGATTTGGGTAGTCTTTCCAAACAGGGCACCAATTCCAATCACCTTTGTCAAATTTAAAGTTTTTATTATTCCAGCATCCATGACAAACTGATTTGTTTGTGACTCTTATTGTGTCAAAGGTAAACTCATGCCCATCTTCAGAAAAGTTACAAATCATTACTACCTTCTTTTTTAAAGCCCAAGCCAACCAACTAACGCCACTACCTAGTCCTATAAAAAATTCACTATGATGTATTAGGGACATGGTCTTTTTTATGTCGTGGTTTACTATTTGTTCAGCCCCATCAAATTGGTTTTCTTCTAGGGAAACATTTATAACTCTATATCCTAGTTCATTAAGTTTGTATATTACCACTTGCCAACCTTCTTTGGTCCAAAATTTACATCCAGATGTTGAATTGGTGGCAATAGTAACATACTTTTCTTTTATTGTTCTTTTACCCCCATCAAAGTATAATAAAGGTCTAATTTCCTTAAAATCCAACCCTAATATATTTGTAGCCGTCTTTTGTAATGGTATTGTGTTGCATAATTCAGGTTCTCTATCTGTATCATAGTGCCAACCTATATTATATTGTGCATGAAGATTATTTACTATCACGCCTCTGCCTACAATTTCTAACTCAGGATAATCAAATAAATCAGTTCTATTTGTGGCTACTATTACCTTACAATTGTGTTTATTTTGAAACTCTAAACAATATGGCATCCAAGCAAGATTGTCCCCTAGCGAATCGCTATCTATAACTATTAACACTCTTTTATCGGATAAGTTAAGGATATTATCGTATATTATCGTACCTCTACAGGTAACTATGGTTCTCCATTTAGTAAACCATTGTCTATTCAGCTTAACCCAAGAGTTTGATTTTATTGTGTTTTCATAATATATACTACCATTTTCGTCAAAAAACCGAACTAAAAACTCTTCCTCTACAACAGAATTAATTTCTAAAAAAGGCTGATTAATAAAATACTGGGTAATAGAAACCTCTTGTTGCACTATAGGGTTACTTAATATTTCGTTGTATGCTTTTACATGATTCTCCCTAAAGTTAGCTGAGGTATTATCTGTAGGAACCTCATAGTTAGAATGTATTGTATTTAGGTCTGTATCTATGGGTTGGATATACTTGGTAAACATATCCTTATACTGAGGAAGATTATGGGCTATAATAGGAAGCCCGTAGCCAATTGCTTCTCTTAAAACTAAAGGATTGCACTCCCAAGTTGAGTTGAACATAAATATATCAGCCACCTCCATAAACTTATCTACATCACCTCTTTCACCCCATACCTTAACATTAGGTGGCAAATCTTTCATAAGTGGTTTCCAATAATCAGCAAAATTACCAGCTTGATTTCCAACAAAATGGAATGTCATATTAGGGTATTTCCTAGCTATCTCAATACCCTCTCCTTGATTCTTCCCCTTGGTCCATAGTCCTACATTTAAAACATTATTCCCATTCCTTACTCCATTTACTTCTTGTTTGTCTATAGGATATGTTATTACCTTGTAATTACTAACGCCAAACGTATCTACATGGTAGGGGGTACAAAATAAATAAAAGTCTGGTTTAAATATTTTATCTGATGGTAAACAATCAACCCCGTGAAGTGTTTCTATTATCCTGTAGGCTCTGTTATTATTATAAAGCTTCTTAATCATTTCCCTATCTAGCCTTTCAGACATATCATCTATATGAATAATATTTGGCTTAACCTTGTCTATTATATCTATCAGCTCCATCTTGTTTTCGCCAAGTGAGTAAAAGTTTTCTAATAGCAAACTTTTTATAGCATCTCTTTGCACCACAAAATCAGCCCCATAGTAACTATGTTCTACCACAAAAATTTCATTATCTGCATCTTGTATTAATACCTCTATTCTTTTTAAAAGAAATTGTGGCATCCCCCCAGTTGATAAGTGTGGTGCTAAGAATAATATTCTCATATTTTATTATTTATATATATTATAACCTCGGTATAGTAATCAATAAAATGTTCATTAAACAAATCCCATTTAATGTCAACCCCATCAATTGCTAGAACCTCGTAATTATTAAATTGTGGAAGATAAACATCCCTAAAATTTCTGAACTTATTTTTTAGTTCTTTGGTACCTAAATGCCACTCACCGGCTATTTTTCTTACATTGTTTTTTATAAATTGTAAATTGTCTTGGGTAAATATGTCGTATTCCCCACCCTCGCAATCTGTTTTTATAAAGTCAATTTTATCCAACCCATATAAGTCACATAGCCTTTTAAATGTTATGCCCTCCATTTTGGTATTATCATTTCCAAATAAATATTCAGTATCAGTTAGGCTATTAGCTGAGGATACCCCTTTAAATATTTGTGTAACAGGATAACCTATAGTATTTGATACTAGTGTTTTAAACTCTATATCACTTGGCTCAATACAAAATACGTGCTTAGGCCTTTTGGGTAAAATAGAATAGGTAAATGGACCAACACTACTACCAATATCAAGTACAATATCGTTTTCCTCTACCTCAAAAAATTGTTCATACAATCTATTTTCAAATATTTCAAAGGTAATAGCTTGTTTATGAAATAATCCCTCTTCGCTATTATTCATCCAACCCCAATTAAAATCCTTAAGTTGCTCTGCTAATAATATTTTTTTAATCATTTGCTCCATTTTATCAATTCTTTTTTCGCCATGGAATAGCAGTAGGTTTTCTCTACTAGATGGTATTCTAAACCAAGTTGATATATGTAAATCTTCTCCTGTGAATTTTAATTTATCATATACCTCAATTACCTTATCTAGTCCACCATTAACATATACATAAGGCAACCCATCTAGGTAATTATATTTCCAAAGAAGAACATTGATTAATGTTTCCTCGTGGTATGGAGCATATAATGCGTGGTTGCCCATAACCTTAGGATGATGACACATTTCTTCCCATTCACTAATAAATGGTAAGGATTTTTGTCCCGCTATATATATATTGGTGGTTCTGTATCTTTGTCTAACATATTGATTCACCCCAAATAATTTACAAGCCGAATGTTCTAGAGTTGTACTTAAATCATCCCTACTAATTGCCCCACCTCTTCCATCTATTTGCAACCAATCGTATACTCCTTCTGTTATATATGGGTATGGAGTATTAATATCATACATCTCAAATACCCTATCTATGTAAGGGGTAACCACCACATCACTATCAATGTATACAATAGTTTCTGCGTAATTTAAAAGAGCATCTTTGGTAACACTAGCTCTTTGTATTAATAGTTTGTATATGTTAATATGCTCTCTTTTGATATAGAAGTTGTCCTCATTGTTATACATACTTTTATCAGCCTCCTCCACATCGCACTCCCATTTAATTGTGTTGGTGTTTTCTACATCTACCTGACTATTTGAGTTAATTATATAAACTATAATTGGTACCTTGCTAAATTGTCTAATAGATTTAGCACACATTGAAACTATATCAAGGTACTTTTCATTGGCACAAAGTACATATGCTTTTTCTAGTTTTTGTAATTTCATTATATTATTTTTTTACTACCCAAGTGCCAAACCATTCATTTGTTATATCTACTTCGTATTTATGATTATTAAAAAACTCATCTACAGCCGGGTTTACGCCAAATACCCCATGGTAATGATTAGCTGAGTATATGTGTTTATCCTTGCCATTAGTGGCAAAGTTGGGGTCAGAATACCAATCTAGGTCTATATAATCATGACCTAATACATAACCACCTTTTTTAACCTTAGGATACCATGTTTCAATATCTTTAATCACAAAATCATATGCGTGGTTTGCATCTATGTATACAAAGTCTAAAGAATAATCAAGAAATAACTCAGCTGCTTGTATAGAATCAGCCCTAACCATAACAGACCTATTTTCATATCCTTTAATAGACTCCATAGCATCAGCATAAGCTGTTGTATGTATATTGTGATTACTTGAGTCTAAATACTCATCTCCCAAACCCCTCCAAACGTCTACCATATAAAGGTTGCCAGACCAAACTTGCATTATTTCCTTCGCGAACTCGCCTTTAAAAGAGCCAATCTCTACCCCAATGCCATTAGGGAATTCGGTTCCTAATTGTTTTATAAGCTCTACTCTGCCAATGTTTAATTTAGACATAGACTTTTTTGTGTTTTACAAAGCTAATTGAAATAAAAGATATTTTATGTATATTTGTCATATAAATTTTAAAAAAATGTATCAATTAACAGACGCTAATTTAAACCAAATTTCTGCTTGGTTCAATCAAGATTTGCCATGTAAAAATGGAATTAGTATTATTGACATGATAAAGATATTCTCAACTGATAATACAACTGAGGTGGCTACTGCTGATGTTGCAGTAGCAGAAACCGCAGAATAATGGAAAACTTAGAGACAGAAATTGCCCTAATGGAAAATCGCCTTAGTCAGATGGAAAACAAGCTTAATGATGTTGAGTCAAAATTAGACGCTCTTGATGGTAAAATGTCTCAAGTAATAGATGCCATAATAGGTAACAAACTTACCAAAAGCAATGGGTTGGCTGATGACATCCGTGAAATAGGCCAACTTGCTGATAAACACGAGGAGATTATTAAAAGAGCTAAATGGCTTTGGATAGGCATAGTTTCTGTTTCTACAATTATAGGATTTCTATTAAAACTTGTACTAGAGTTTTTTTCAAAATAAACACAATGAGCAAGTTATTTTCAATCAATTGGCATGACCTTTTTAAGGGTCTAATAGTAACGATATTTACAACCTTTATTAGTTCTTTAATAACTGTGTTAGATACCCTGCAATTCCCTAATACAGAAGGGTTTAAGCACATTGGATTAGCAGGTCTTTCAGCAGGTTTATCTTATTTATTAAAGAATTTCTTTACAAATAGTGAAGGGAAAATAGCCATAAAAAAATGAGAAAGATATTATTACTATCACTATTGCTTATTTCTTGCAGCCAAGAAAAAAAGCTCAATAAGGCAGTTAACACAGTATTATACAACGACAAGGCTTTTAACAAGGTTGGTTTACAATGGGCTAAACTAAATCCTATTGACACAACCATAACAAATACAATTATAAAGTCTGATACTATAACACTAAGAGATACGTTAGAGTTTCATTATATAGATGAGGTAGCTCACACAGATACTTTGTTTAAGATTGTTCAAAAGACTATGTACGTACACGATTCTGTACAAAAGTACGTACAAGATAATAGAGTTTTAAATGCCTATAGGGATACCATTCAGTTTTACAAGAATCAATTATTTATTACAAGCGTTCATCTTACAGAATCCCAACAAGAAACTTCAAAATATAAGTGGAGATTTTTTGGTTTATTGGGAATTATTGTTCTAATTTTGGGTATATCTATATACCTCAAGATTATAATATGATAAAAAACGCATACCCAGAACTCCCAGAAATGCCGTACACAAAGACTTCCATTGATATGGATAGTGTTATTGCGTACATAAAAGACTCCCCCTACATTAAAGAGGTTAAGATTGCAACCTACATAATTTTCCGTAATGAGGGGGCAAACGGGAAAAGTGGCATCTGTAATAATTATATAGGATTACAAACTGATGGCGGCAGATGGGATGGGGATATCAGCCATAAGATTATAGGAACTACCTTAAAGGATGAGAACACGACTAATAAGCAAAGACGATTTGCTTGCTTTGCCTCATTTAAGGATTCGTTAGATATTTTGGAGTATGAGATTTTAGGTAGAGGATTATTTGTTGGGGGTACGGCACATCCGTACCATACAGGCTTGGTAACATCAGCTGATAATTTAGCTGTAGCATATTATAGGAATTGGGTAATGGGCTCTAATGACGCATTGCCTGATAAGATTTTTATCAATAGTTTTGTCTCCATGTATAATCAGGGAGCGGCTAAATTCTAACCAACACCATACAAATGAAAAAAGAACTAGGCGTTACTAAACGTAGAAGACTCTTTTTTGACATTGAAGTTTCAGCAAACATTGGATTCTTTTGGCAATCTGGGTATAAGCTGAACATCGGACCGCAAAACATTATAAAAGAAAGAGCAATTATTTGCATATGCTATAAATGGGAGGATGAGAAACAAGTTCACGAACTTCATTGGGATACAAAACAAAACGATAAAAAATTACTTGAGGCTTTTATTAAGATAGCAAATTCAGCTGATGAGATGGTAGGGCATAATGGAGACAGATTTGATTTGTCTTGGATTAGAACAAGATGCTTATTTCACGGCATAGAAATGTTCCCTACATATACTACCATAGATACCCTAAAAGTAGCTCGTTCTAAATTCAAATTCAATTCTAACAAACTTAATTATATAGCTCAGTTCCTAGGGATAGGTCAGAAGATTAAAACTGAGTACGACCTTTGGAAAGACATTACCTTGTATAAGAGTAAGCCAGCAATGGACAAGATGATTAAGTATTGTATTATGGATGTTATTCTTTTAGAGAAGGTTTACAAAGCTTTAAGTCCTCATATTGCCCATAAGACACACTATGGAGTAATATTTGGTGGTGATAGAGGAACCTGCCCTGAATGTGGCTCTGATGAGTTAGTAAAGTCGTGTACAAGGGTAACAGCTAGTGGTATTAAGAAGATTCAATATAAGTGTAAGACCTGTTTCAAAATGCATACAAAAACAGACAAATAACTATGAGCAAAGTATTAGACAAGGTTATATCCGACCTAGAGGATAGAGAGATATTAGGAATTAATAAATATGGAACTACTTGTGATAGAGAAGATTACGAGTTAGTTGATTGGCTACAAGAAGCCTACGAAGAGACGCTTGATAAGGCTATGTATTTGCAGGCTGCAATAAGAAAGCTGCAATCAGGGAATCAAGTTTATTAGTATATTTACAGCTCAAATAAATCCATGAAACTTAGTAAAAAATTTAATAAAATGTCGTTGCAAGAACAAGAGGCGTACCTAGTAAAAGAACTTCAAGAGATGTACATACAAGAGGATGCTATCAAAAAAATGCTAGGTAAGGTTAGAGGAGGACAAAAAGTAAACATACAAACAGAGCCAGATAGACCAGATGAAATCTTATTAAAAAATGCCGAATAAAATTACCATACCTAGTGAGTTCAAACTAAATGGTAAAAAAATTACCGTGCAATATGACGATGAGTATTGTGATGAAAACGGATTACTAGGTGAGGCTGATTTTACAGATAAGATTATAACCCTAACATCCAAAGACGGAAGTAAAAGATTGCCAAAGTCTGAAATACAAAAGACATTCTATCACGAATTAACGCATCTTGTTCTAGATGCCGCAAGCAGACATCAGCTAAAATATAACGAAGAATTTGTAGATGCAGTTGGTATGCTTCTATATGAATTTGAACGTACTAAAAAGTACTAAACTGATTAGGGCTAAATGTTTCTATCAAAGGAGTCTTCTTTTTTAATATAGCTTGAGATTTAGTCTGCCCAGTTAGCGTCAATAGCATAATCATAAAGGATACAGTTCTATCAAATTTAGTTCTATTACTATGGTCATATCTTTTAAGTTCGTCTAATAAATCTGGATAGTTAATCAAATGAGAATAATGCTCTACATAGTTAATACAATATTCTAATTGCTTAGACAATGCAAAAGCATCAGCTGAACTAACTCCCCTCTGCATTACATTTACCTTGGTCTTTCTTTGTGGGTCCACCACAGCATCTGGCTTCTTGCCAAGCATAGGCAAACAATTCTTGCCAAAGTCATTGTCTGATTTAAAGTATTCGTAGTAATCATCCCCAGCATCCGACTCTATTGTTGCAGGCACTCCGTAGTACATGGATGCCATTAGCATTTCTTTCCAAAATAATTTCTTCATCTTAGGTCTCCCAAAGAAGTGAGCCACAGGAGCACCACTATCTTCTTTTGTGGAGTCTACTTTTTCCCCTATCCAAGCTGAGCCTTGAGAACCCTCTCCTGAGGTCATAGAGTGTCTAAATGGGTCAATACCAAATCCGTACTCTCCCGTATTCCTTGGGTACATTACATTGCCCCTAAACTCAAAATTATTAGCCTTGTGAGGGAACTTATATATCAACCAATAGCCGGCAGAATCATCAGCAAATTGTACCTTATCTTCCCCATCTATATAAAACCTTCCCTTTCTTAATGTAATAGGTTTTTCTTTTAAATTCATCTCCTGTAAAAGAATATTGTCTAAATTAAAATGACAATCAGCTTGGTTAAACTTAAAAGCCTCCTCCTCGCTTAAAGGATAGTCTCTTGTATCCTGATCGTTATTTCTGTAGTTAGCAATGATAAACTCCTTAGCTTCTTCTTTTCTAGACATACCATAGGTATCTATAAATCCAGCTAACCCTTCAGAAGCTGGTGCAAAATATCTTACCAATTTACTTGGTGTTATTCTTCCGTGCTTGAATTGATTAGACTCATCCCATAAATTTTTAAACTCTTGTCCACCATTATTAGGAGGATTAACAGTAGATACCATTAATGCAAAGCCTACTTTGTTAGCACCCTCAGTTAAAGTCTTTTTAACGATGTTCCAATATTCTGTAATAGGTACTTCTGTTGGAAATTTAGAGGCCTCATCTATTAGCAATCTACTCCATCTTCCAGAGTCAAATGAGTTCAAGGCGGTGTTACGCCATTCTATAAATGAATTAAGTCCTTCTCTCTTGTTGAAAAGGCCTTTGTTTGTTTTTTTTCTTTTAGATTGCTTTACCAATATCAATCTCTTCTTAGGGTCTTCTGTTCCGTCTGTTCTTGGCTGAAGAAACATTGGCATAGCCCTAAAACCATACACCACCATATTAGCAAATAAGTCAGAGGCATCCCCTCCTGTCTTTGATATAATACCACATCTAGTGTTCTCTGTGTTGCTTGCCTCCTTGGTAAGAATGCAAGAAGCTTGTGAGGTTGCCCCCTCTCTACGCTTTTTAACCCTAATAACGCCTAGTATATTTTTGTCCTTGGAAATCTCCTCGTAGAATAAAAACCACTTTCTATCAGCATCTCTGTAATCAGGAAAGATACCTGACTCCAATGTCCAATAGTTAAGGTAAAAATAATGGTCTCCTGTAATAAAGGTAGGGAAGCCGTTGTTCATAAACCAATAGCCCTCTCTACATCTTGAAAATTCTCTTTTGATAAATTCTATTTGCTCCTCATTGTAACTTGGAACATCATCCTCATCCACCTCCACCTCCCAAAAAGAATCTGGTATCTCTATCCTAATAAACTTTTGTTTTTTAGTAGGCAGATTGCTTCCATCTATATCTTTTAATTGTGGTGCGTTAGGTAGATGACATTCAATGCCATAGATAATATCTATCATATAACAAAGGTAAGATAAAAAGAATAGGGGATAAGAAAAAATCTTACCCCCTATAAGTTAGTAATTACGGCCTAAGAAGG